ATATCTTTCGTTGCAGAGAATGTGAAAAGAAGTTTGATCGAAATTATAGACCATGACAACATACAGGAGAAGAAAAGTATCTGAAAATCCGGAAAGGCAAATACTCCTGGGGATGATCGTCAGTGATAAGTTTATTAGGGATGTGCAACCTATCCTAAAAACAGACTTAATCGAAACCCCATTCATCTTAACCGTAATTGGGTGGTGCCAGGAATATTATAAACAATTTGAGTCCGCCCCAGGTATTCATATTGAGGATATCTATAAAAAGCAAGTCAGAAATGGTAATTTAGATGATGATCAGGAAAAACTTATTTCTGACTTGCTTCTAAGTCTCAATACCGAATACGAGAGGACGGAGCAATTCAACAGTGCTTATACTCTTGATCAAGCAGAGAAGCACTTCGAGAGTAGGAATCTGGCCAATAAAGTAGCCGGGATCAAACAAGGATTAAGCAGGGGTGATGTAGCAGCTGCCCAAAAAGAAATCCTTGAGTATAAACGAATATCCCTTCCTCAGTCAAATGGTATTGATCCATTTACTGATAGAGATGGGATGCAAAAAGCCTTTGAGTCAGCAGGTGAGCCACTATTTAGACTTCCTGGGGCTGTAGGTAAATTCCTCAATGATCTTTTTGTAAGGGATGGGTTTGTTACTTTATTAGGGCCTGAAAAACGAGGGAAGACATGGATGCTAATTGAGCTATCCATGTGGGCCAGAAAAGCAGGATTAAATGTAGCTTTCTTCTCTGCTGGTGACATGACCACCCCTCAACTTCAACTAAGATATGGAATCAGGTTTACAGGGAGAAGTCATAAGCCTAGATATTGTGGTGAATTAAAAGTCCCTATCCTGGATTGTTGGCATAATCAAGATGATTCCTGTGATTGTTCTCATAGAGCAGGAATTTGGGGAATAATTAAAGATAAAGAAAAAGGTGAGCTATTAACTTACGAGGAAGCCAAGGACCACGTTGTTTGCACTCACTGTTTAAAAAATAAAGAGGAGGGGTATACTTTTAAAGGGTCTTCCTGGTTTGTTCTTAGACCGCCGGTTACACCACTTGTATGGACTGACGCTATTAAAGCGGGTGAAAAGTTGAATAGAAGGTGGGGGAAAAAGTCTCATTTTAGACTTTCCTCGTACGCCAATAATACTCTGACTATGGAGGAAATAAGACACCAGTTGAATTTATGGCAAGACGAAGATGGTTTTGTCCCGGATGTAATTATAACCGACTATATGGACTTGATTGTACCGAATCATGACAGGAATGCTATCAATCAGGCATGGGCCAGTATGCGTGGTTTATCCCAGGAAAAGCACTGTTTGGTTATTTCTGCCAGCCAATCTGATGCAGAGAGCCAATATTTGAAGTGGTTGGGATACCGCAATTTCTCTGAGGATAAGCGCAAAATGTCTCATGTAACAGGGATGATCACTCTTAATCAATTACCGGAAGAAAAGTTACAAAGGGTAATGAGATTGGGTACATTGGCAGTCAGAGAGGATGATAGTGATCAGAAGAATTATGTAACGATATTACAGTCTTTAGCGCAAGGGAGGGCCATAGTAGATAGCTTTTAACAATTTATTTTTAAAAAATTGGAAATATTGCTTAATGAAACAGAATTTCAAGTCTATAATAGACAAATGAGGATGACTTTAAAGTTGTTCCCGAATATCAACTAAACCGAAAATTCCTAAAACAGGAGAAATACCATGGCCCCGAAAAAATCAAAAAAAGAAGCCCCGAAACCCGAAGTAACACTGGAACAGCTTATTGCTGTAGCCGAAGATTTCAACTCTTTCATGTTTGCCGATCCAACAGAAGGTATTGATTTGGAACTGGAATATGATGAGTTGTTGGCTGAAGTAACAGAGACGGCTGAAGAACTTGAAGCAACCGATACCATCCAGAAAGAAACCGCTGAAACTCTTAATGCCCTTGATATTGAAACTGTTGCTGGTATTGCAGATTTTGATGAGCCGGGCAAAGAGCAGGAAGAAGGGAATGGCCAGGAAGAAGAAAATGGCGATGATGAAGATAAAGCCGCCAAAGCCGCTGATATTGCCCTAATCAAAAAGACTAAAGATGTCGAGAAGTTGAAGAATATCGCCAAAGCCTGGTCAATTCGGATTCCACCACCTTTCTATAAGGATACTGCCAAACTCAAAGAATATTTGATCGGAAAATTGGATGGGTCGGCTCCTGCCCCGGAAAAGCCTTCTGGTAAAAAAGGAAAGGCTAATAAACCTGCCAAGCAACCGAAAGAATCATCTGTCGGTATTAATGATTTTTTTACATCAGTTATCCCAACCGGTCTCGGCACCCAACATGAAGATGTAATTGTTCTGCAGGCCAAAGAAAAGTTCCCGGAAAAGCCATACCGAGTAATCGGCAATGCCCTCTATGCATACAACCGCAAGTTTGTAAAGTAATTCTGCTTAACACTGTTTCGAAAACAAAATAGGGATGTTGGATCTTTTCTGGCATCCCTATTTTTCTATAAACTGTACCTTCTTGGATAAATATCAGATGGAAGACTTAAACAAGAACAGACCCACCAGAGAAATCAAGTGTGTAAACTTATTTGATGTAGAACCGGATTGGAAAAATATTTGGTGGGGTATGCCTGAGTTTGAAATGAAAGACGCAACCCCGAAATATCAGATAACCATGAACTTTATGACCAAAGAGGATGTTCAGGACTTTGCTAAAAAACTTGGGATCAGGGTTACTCATAAATCTGATTCCACTTGGTGGCCTCCTCAGGAAAGGTTAAAAAGTGCTCAATTTGAGTATATCGGTGAGCCAACAGATAGCCGATACCCTATTTGCATCCCAAGTAAAGGTAGAGCTGATGTTCAAACTACAGGGAAGGTATTAGATGCCCTTGGAATCTCGTATAGGTTCTTTGTAGAGGAAACAGAAGGTGATGAGTATATAGATCACCTCGGGGAAGAAAATGTCGTGGTGATGCCTTTTCACGATCTTGGCAAAGGGTCTGTTCCTGCAAGAAATTATATCTGGGAATGGGCCAAAGAAAGAGGATTTAAACGTCACTGGACTTTAGATGATAATATTGGAAATTTTGTTCGGTGTAATAATAATCGAAGACTTCAAGTTCGTGGGGGCGGATTCTTTAGGGCTATGGAAGACTTTGTTGACAGATACGAAAATGTTGCTATGGCTGGACCACATGATCAAGCTTTTATGCCAGATAGGATGCCTAAATCAACTCCATTCCTCTTGAACAGCCGAATATATTCCTGCATTCTACTTGATACCAATTTACCTCATAGATGGAGGGGCAGATATAACGAGGATACCGACCTTAGCTTACGGTTGTTGAAAGATGGATATTGTACTGTATTATTTAGAGCTTTATTAATGAATAAGCTACAGACATATAAAGGTGCTGGTGATAAAAAAGGTGCAATGAAAGGTGGAAATACAGACAACGTGTATAATACTGGTGATCACCGACTTTCTTTTGCTAAATCTCTTCAAAAACAGCATCCTGATGAGGTTACTGTTACCTGGAAGTTTGGCCACTGGCATCACAACGTAGATTACTCGAAATTTAAAAGGAACAGATTAATATTAAAAGAAGGTGTGGTGCCCACCAAAACTCAGAATGAATATGGTATGACGCTGGTTAAATCAAAATAAGGAATTAAGAATGAAATCATACGGAAAACGAATTTTAGTAACTGGCGGCGCTGGATTTCTCGGCTCTCATCTCTGCGAGAGACTTTTAAATGACAGTAATGAGGTTTTGTGCGTTGACAATTTCTTTACTGGTGGTAAAACAAATATTGCCCACCTGCTTGCTAACCCTTATTTTGAGGTGCTCAGGCATGATATCACCTTTCCTCTATATGTAGAAGTCGACGAAATTTACAACCTGGCGTGCCCGGCTTCTCCTATCCATTACCAATTTGACCCGGTCCAGACCACCAAAACAGCAGTGCTCGGGGCTATCAATATGCTTGGCCTTGCCAAAAGAACTAAAGCCAAAATATTTCAGGCTTCCACCAGTGAGGTTTATGGCGATCCTGATATTCATCCTCAGGTAGAACACTATTGGGGGAATGTTAACCCTATCGGAATTAGGTCTTGCTATGATGAGGGAAAGAGATGTGCTGAATCTCTCTTCTTTGATTATAAAAGGCAACACAATATGGAAATTAAGGTGGCCAGGATATTTAACACATATGGCCCTCGAATGAGTCCTAATGACGGGCGTGTTGTTTCCAATTTTATTATTCAAGCTCTTCAGGATAAACCAATTACTATTTATGGTAACGGTTTGCAGAGTAGGTCTTTTTGCTACGTTGATGATTTAATTGAGGGTTTTGTAAGACTGATGGAGAATACCGATAAATCATTTGCAGGGCCTATTAATCTTGGGAATCCTGTGGAATTTACCATTGAGGAGCTGGCGTTGAAAGTTGTTGAGTTAACAGGATCCAGTTCTGAGGTCAATTTCCTTAATCTTCCTTCAGACGACCCCGCTCAAAGATGCCCGGATATTTCTTTGGCCAGTAAAACATTAGGGTGGCTGCCAAGAATACAACTCGGAGAAGGGCTTTTAATGACTATCCAGTATTTTAAAAAGTTTCTTTAAACGGAGAGAAAATGAAAGTAAAAATTGAAGATCTGAAAAGAGTGCTCAGTATCCTGAAGCCCGGCTTATCTGGTGGAAAAGAAACCACTGACCAATCCAATATGTTTGCATTTCAGGGCGGCATGGCTTTCACCTACAACGATGACATATCTGTTCGTACTCCATTCCCGCTCAAGAAAGTCAAAGGGGCGGTAAGTGCCAAAGAACTGCAAGCCCTGATCAGTAAACTAAAAGGTGACGAGTGTGACGTGGAATTTACTGACAACGAGCTGTTAATCAAAAATGGTAAGATTAAAGCTGGTATCCGCCTGGAAGCAGAAATCCATATGCCGATCGAGGAAATCAAAATACCAAAGTCTGATAAATTCATCCTACTGCCTGAAAAGTTTGATAAGATCCTCCGCTCAGTTGTCTTCTCTACCTCTAAGGATATGAGCCGAGAAATATTGACTGTGATCAACTGTGACCAAGCTATCATGGAAAGTAC